GATTGGGATATGATCCTCTTCAAGAAAATATTGGATTTCCTCAATTTTTAGCCCATATTGGAAAATTCAAACAAGAATTAGAGATTGCAGAGCTTCTTCTCAATCAAAAATTTATATCAGGAATTGGAAATTATTTACGTAGTGACATACTTTATTGTTCAAAAATAAACCCTAAATCAAAAATAAAGGATTTATCTACCAATACATTGGAAAAATTACTAAAATGCATTATAAAAACTATGCATGAAAGTTACTCTAAGCAAAAACAAAAAAATCACAAATTTCTTATTTACAAACAAAAAATTTCACCGATAGGAAATCCTGTTAAGAAATACAAAGATACAAAGGGAAGAATGGTTTGGTATGATGAAAAAGTACAAATATTATAATAAAAAATTTACTCGGTTTCTTCATCATCATCTTCTTCCATAGGAGGTGGTGATGGAGCAATTGATTCACATAGTTGACAAAGGTGTATTCCACTTCTCTCAATCATATCTTCCAAAGCATACCTTCCATTGCATCCTGGGCACGATACTCTTTCAGTTGAAGAAACTTCATAAATTCCTTCTCTCCTTGCACATATCTCGCATATGTTTAATGAATCATATTCACGCACATTTGCTAAATTATTGCAGATCATACATTCTCCCATAGGTTCAAATTGGTTGATGATATTTGTAGTTGTTTGACAAATAAAACATATTTTGTAATCTTGAAAATCAACTAGATCGCTCAATGAAAACATTCCATCGCAGTGGGGACATTGATATTTTTCGTACCTTGGAATCTCCAATGAAAGATTTTCGATGTGACCAAATGCAATATCTAAGACATTTCTTCCAATCCAATTGGGATATCCATTCTTTGCATTTTGGTGAACCTTAATCCAATAAAGAAAACGGGGGAGAGACTTCCATTCTTGCATTAAAGAATTAAAATTGGATATCGTAATGAATCTTCCAATATATTCTTCCAATGTCATATTTTCATCCAATACTAATCCACGAGTATTTACCCAATAGACGATTGGAATGTTTTCAATTGCTTGATCTCTCTCAAGGCTTAATTGGTACTGGCGTCGAGTATTTTCTTGAATTTCTTCATCACTATCTCCATTGCACTGAAAACTTATTTCTCCACTTTTTGGAGATTTCTTCCAGAAATGAATCCAATGAATAAATCTTGAGATAATTTTGGCTTGTTTTTTCCAAGGGAAAAAATATAGATCTTTCCACTGGGATAATGTATTTCTCAAACAAACCAATCTATTTTTTTCCTCCAATTCCTTGAGAGTTTCTTCACTCCTCTTTCTCTTCTCCAGACGGAGAATATCTCTTTCTCGTGCCATTGCAGCACGATGCTTTGCAGCGAGAATTTCTTGTAGACTTTCCATCCTACTATAATCGTATTAAACTTAACTGAAATAACTATCAAATTTTTTAAACTTAAAGAGATCTTTCGATAATTTAAAAAATGACCAAACGACAAATTATTTTTTATGTAATTCTAGGTGCTGTAGCGAGTATCGCCTTCCCAGTCAGTTTTGACATGACACAAGCCAAAGTTAAAAACAAAGAATATCAACCCATAAAAGACAAACCTTTATATCATATGAAGTACAATGATACAATGTATTGTGCTATTTGCGAATTCTTAATCAATCAAGGTGAAGAATTTATTACTAAAAGAACAACTGAGAGTGATGCTATCCATTTTTTAGACCATATTTGCATGAGATTACCAAAAGCAAACCATGATGATTGTGAAATTTTTATCTACCAACATTATGAAAAAATTATTGATTTAATTGCTGAAAAAGAGTCCCCACATACTGTTTGCACACAACTTCATTTTTGCAAAGATTATGACCATAAAGTATCAAATTGTGACTTTTGCAAATATGCTAGTCATAGAATTGAACGCTTTTTATCTCGCAACAACACTTTAAATGACATCATTGATTTTGGAAATATGTTTTGTGAAAGTTATCACTCCAGGTATGAAAATGTATGTAAAAATACGATACCATTTTATTATTCAAGTATAGTTGCAAAATTGATTGATAATTATAATTTTGGCACTGTTTGTGAAGCAGTTGGAGTTTGTCATTCGCAAACAATATAAAAAAAATATATTATATATATTTATGGATTTAGATTTGGAAACAAATATAAATGAGCATTTTTCTTACATAGATATTCTGGTCCAGACTAGAAATAATAAAAAGGGATGGACTATTATTTCCAATTTGAAGGTGAAAGAAGATTCATTAAAGGAATTTATTCAAAAAGCTAAAAAAAAGTTATCTTGTAATGGATCAATAGATGAAAATAATAATATTCGTTTTAACGGTGAGCATAAGCAAGAATTAGCAGATTTGCTTATAAAAGAATTAAATATAGAAAAAAGTAAAATTAGAATTCACTAGAGTTGGGTTGCCAACCTCTTCTTAGTGATTCTATATCATCAATTATTAGTGTTTTTATTTCTTCTCTAAATTTCCAAAATTTGTAGATTATAAAGTGGTCAATAATAATAAATATCCATAAATATTTTACACCAGTTAAAAATATAGTGTAAGTTCTTAAGGTGACATTTGCCAAATTATATAATTGAAAAGCTAATATAAAATTTGGACGGTAATACCAAGTACCAATTATCCCTGTCAATGCGAATGGAAAACCATAAAAATTTGGTTCGAAATAAATACCAAATACAAGTGTAAAAACTAATTCCAAAAAGACTCCAAACATCATTATAGGATGTTTGAAGGATAGATTTCTCTTTAGCTCACTGCTGGTATGTATATATGTATTTTGATAAAAATTGCTAATCATTTTTATATATTTATTTGAAAGTCTTTTTAAGCTGGTTTGCTTTAACTGGAGAAAATCCCCACATTATCAGTATGGTGTGCATCTTAGTTGGGACGCCATTTTTGTCAAACCAAGGGATATTCATTTTTAGCATTTGTCCTAATTTAGCTCTCACACGATTATTTCTTGTTTGTAGCCAATTAGCTCCATTTGGATTTGATTTTTTAACAGGAATGCTAGCTAATTTTTTGGGATCTTTCACCTTTTCATAAACTCTAACAAATCCCTCATCACTTGTCACGGGTTTTTCTAAACCACGGGCTCCCTTACTTATGTTATATTTATCCGCTAATTTTTCGAAATGATGGACGATTGGATAAGGAAGAAACTCTGGTTCTATCTTTTTTTTGATAATATCATCTAATAAAGATTTAGAAATGTTAGGAATTTTATTCATATATAATATATAATGAAAAAATATAAAGAATTCCCATATCCATTAATAACTCATAATATTACCGTTTACGGTAGGATTGGGTGTCCATACTGCGATAAAATGAAGAATTTTTTGAAAAAAGTTTATACTGGAGCAGACAAAAAGAAAGTTGTTTATCATGATATTTTCAACATAATAGATAGCGGTCAAGCAAAGGATGTAAATGATTTTAAAAAGAAAATGAAGCTATTTATTGGAGATTATTCTACTGTTCCAATGGTTTTTTTATTTGGAGACTTTATAGGTGGATACGATAATTTTTGTGTAAGTGTTTCAAAAATAATTGAGAGTCTTAATAAGAAAAATCAAGAAAAGATATTCAATGTTTTAATGGTAAATAAAGAATTAAACTTAAATAAAAAAGTAAAAAGTGCAACAAATAAATTAAATAAATTGGGAAATTGTGATAAGAAAAAAAAATCTTAAATTAATTATATGACTTATGATTTAGAGTTTATTTTTTACCAAATAATTATGCCAATTTTAATATTTGTAGTGATTATTATCATATTAGTACTTCAAGGACTAAGAAATAATCCACTTAATTTGAATAAATTATTTTTTAAAAGAAAAAGGATTGCAAGTGAAGAATGTGAATAAAAAGGGCTTAAATATTTCTTCTATTATAATAATAATTAAAGATTTATTATTATGAATCAAGATAAAAAAATTAGCGGAAATTCAAAGAAACCCTATCTTTTAGTAGATAGTAGTTATGTATCATTTCATCGATTTTTTTCAACATTAATTTGGTACAATAATGTTCATCCAGACGAAGAAATAAATGACGATTACGACTGGTTAGAAAATCAAGTATTTATGAAGCACTTTGATGATACATATATGAAGAATCTTATTAAATTCAAAAACATGTATAACATACCTTATGAAAATATGATCGTTGTACGAGATTGTCCTCGTGAAACAATATGGAGGATGAATTTATATCCTGAATATAAAGCAAATAGAAAGAATACATGCAGTTACAAAAACAAAAAATACAACATTGGAAATATTTTCAAACACATCTACAATTCATTATACCCTCAATTAGAAAAGCAATATGGTTTTAAAATTTTGAAAGTTGATAATGCAGAGGCTGATGATATTATTGCTGTCTTAGCGAGTAAGATTAGAGAACTTGACAAAAATCGTCTAATTGTAATTATTAGTAATGACAATGATTATTTACAATTGGTTAATGAAAAAACATTAATTTGGTCTTTACAAAACAAATTATTGAATACTAAAGTTGAAACTACTGCAGAAGAAATATTGCTAAGAAAAATATTAAAAGGTGATGACAGTGATAATATTCCATCCTTGATTGGAAACATTAATGAGAAGGATTTAAATGAAATGATTAAGGACCCTAAGAAATTGAATGAGTGGTTGGATAATAATCCTGATAAAAAGGAAGGTTATGTTAGTAATCGTAAATTGATTGATTTCCAATTTATTCCTGATGAAATAAAGAATTTAATTATCAATGAGTGTAAGGATATTTTTCCTGCTCCTGAAGTTGAAACAAAAGTAGTTGAAAAATCTGAGATAAAAGTTGAAGTAGAATTGGAGGTTAAATCAACACCAAATGACTACTGGAAAACACAGCCTGTAATTAAAATAAAGGAAGTAAAAAATCCTCAAACAAATTACTCTTATTATTCCCAAAAATACAAATTACCAATAAAAAACTTCTACTCACCGTATGTTAATTATAGGAACTATGGAAATAGCTACTATAATAATATTAACTTTTATCAAAACAATCGATATGGATATCAACCTGCTTATCAAAATATTAATTATGCTTCTGAGGATTATTATTATTATTGAGAATAGGGTCATATAAATTGTTACATTGATTGACTCTTGATAAAGATTTCCCCATAACATATAGGGGAACTCTAAATCCTTGTACTCCAGTTGGATATGTATTATAAGATGTTTGGCAAAGAGATTGATATTTTCCAGTATTATCATTATATGGATAGTTTGAACAATTTTCTCCTAATACTGTTACATTGCATCTAGGTTGAGGTGGAACAGCTCCAAATTTTTGAAATCCTGATCTCCACTTAGGAATTCCAGGTAATTTTATATTAGTTAATCCCATACTCGCATGGGGTTCTGGACTTGGAGCTTCGTAATCAACACCAAGTCTTTTTGGAGGGAAATCTGCTTCTGAGAAATTTTCCTGTATTTTTTTTTCATTATGCATTCTATCTAGGAAGAATATAGCTAAAGCAGTTATAAAAATAATTAAATAAAACCAATCCATTAATTTATTATGATAAAAATATTTTTTGCTAATAGTCAAAAATATTGTATTATAAATATCCTAAGATTACTCCCGGTTTATCCCAGTAGAGACGATTATCTTGTGGAGGAAAACCTAAGATGTCTTCTTGTTTAGGTGAATTAAGATAAATAGGGGGATTAAGAAGATTGTGTTCCAAATAAGTTGGACCGTCAGCGTACATTTTTGCTGTTATAGGGCAATCAGGAGGAGACTCAATTTGTTGTCCTATAGCCAGTCTCTTAGGATCTTGAAAGAAATGATTAGCCCCATATGTTAATCCCTCTTTATTCAATGGGAAATTACCACTCATTACCTCCCAATCACATTTTTCAAATCCTTGATTATCGATCTTACAATTTTCCCCCCATACTCCATCATACAAAAGCTGTTGTTTTCTAAACTCATATTTAGCATTTTCTGGTGCTATCGGTATGTCTTCTGGTTCTGGCTCTGTATTACCTACAAAAAATTTCTTTCCTCTTGTGTTATTTTGAGCGGGTACATTCGCGGCTGTTTGAGTTGGAAGATAAAAATTTTCTTGCTGGATTCTATTTGGTTTGACATAAATTAATACTGTACTTAATAACAATATAAAAACTATAAAAATTAATGAAATTTGGGTTAACATTAATTTTACTTAGAAAAAAAATTATTCATTCCTCAATCCTCTTTTGAATTTGCTTATAGCTAAAATTGTTCCAATCCCTCTATAAAATTTTTTCAATGTATTATCTGCTCGCCATACATCTAGCTGTGTTTTACCCAGCTCACCAAATTTATCATAATACGGTAAATATTTTTCAAGAACAAAAGAATTACTTATTCTATCATTTTCCAAGTTCTCTAATAATTCTTCTCTTAGTTCAAAATCTTTTATATCAATATTTACCATAGATTTCAATGTCATTATAAATTGCGCATCCATACTTTGCTATAGAATTACTTGTTGAATTTCTAGATTTTTAATCTAGATTGAACCTTCTTTTTTCTTCATCACTCAATAAATGTTTATTCTCTTCATAAACTTGTTGAAATCTTGAGATATCAAACCTGGGAGTAATCAATTCAAAGTCTTTTACATCATCCTTTTCATAACAAAACCAAATTTTATTTTGAGGATAATATTGATCAAAGAATGTATCCATCAAACCATCTCTCATGCAAGGAGGAATTTCTTCAATTTTAGTTCTTCCATGACTCACTAGTAAGTGAACTAATGCATTCAATGGTTCACCAATTTCAACTTGATGAGAATTGATGTTACAAGATAGAAGATAATCTGCCAAATCACTCGCTGGAGGAGATGCATACACTTTTTTGTACCAATTCCAAGGAGTAACTCTATCAAAATAAAGACGAACATAAAAAATAATTGCTTCAAAAAACATTTGACAATTTTCTCTTAATTTTTCTTCGTAATGATCATCAATTCTCAATAAGAAATGGTAATATTGTACCTTCCAATTTGGAAATCTATAATCAATTCGAGAAAAACATTTTGGATATCTTGGATTTTCAAAAGTTTTTCTTAACATTTCTTTTTCTTTGTCATAGTCACTTTGTTCTTCATTCTGACGATTGTTACGATTGTTCAAATTGAACCGATATCTACTCGAATGGAATTGTCTTAAAGACTCTTGTTCATTTTCTCCAATAATTTCCAAAAATCCAGCAACAAAAGAGTTATTCAAAGTAGTTTGAATTCCTCTAGTCACAATAAATTGTCTGATTCTTACAAAAACTTTGCAGTAATGACCAATTATATCATAGATTTTTAGAGCAGGTACTCTATAGATGAAATCATTTCCCAAAAAAAATGTTAAGAAACAAAAATCATCTATTATTCTTCCTTTCTCTTCTTCTTCAAATTTTATTGTACTGTTAATTTTTTCCATATTTTCATTGAATAAATTGAAAATATTGTTGTAAAGTTCATCAATATTAACAGATCGAATATAAGTAAGCTTATTCATTTCTTCTCCAATTTTTTCCCAAACAACTTCTTCAAATTGAAAGAAAATGTTTTTCTTCCTCTGTAAAAGAGAAAGAACAATAATGTCAGAATCATTTCCAAAAATGCTAATTTTTTCATCACTTTCTGGGTCTAGGAGATTAATCAAATCAAAGATCTTTTGTTCTCCTTCGCCAGGAATTCCTGAATCGCTAAGTGAAACAGAAATATCTCCAAATGATTTTAGAGATATCTCTTCTCGTATTTTATTGGATAATTTATCCAATAATTGTGAACACACATAAACTTTCGTTTTGTCAAAATAATCTGGAGTTTCGTCGAAATGCAAATTAATATCTCTTTCAAGATTTTTAATAAATTCAACATTTTCCAAGTAATAATGTTTTCCAATAGTTCGTAAAATAGGAGTAACACCATCCATCACAATTGTGACAGATTTTGTTGGTGAAATCTTTGTAATCAAAATCTTTGTCTCTTCAATAATTTTAGAGATCCAAACATCGTATAATTCATCATCTGTCATAGATCTCAATATTTCCATGTCAATACCAGGTCTATAGTTGAGATAACTCAAACAATAGTAAATTATCCCATAAAAATCAATATAAAGATGATCAATTGATGTGGGATTTTGTTTGGTGTCAATAACACCTTTGGTCCATCTTAATAATCCAGATACGCCCATTTTCTAAGTTACATCTTTAAAAAAATTTATTATAATTACTATCAATTTTTAATAAATAATGATATTACGTTTCTTCTCTGCATCACTAAATTTTTCTTTTTGTGAATCAACAATTGATCTAATTATAGTAATGTCTAATAAAGGCAACTTTGGTTCAATAGAATATAACATAACTTTTTCCCAAGCAATCCAATCGAATGTCTCAGGATAGAATCTCTCTAATCTTTTTCCTCTCATTTCTTCTCCCAAACAAGCTGGAAGAAGTGATGAAGATTTTTTAGGTAAAACCATCATTAATTGTTCAAATGGAGTAAAAGGTGTTCCTTTTTCCAATTTAATTGAATTTATATCTGTAATTGTTTTGACGTAATTGCACAAATCACTCGCAAATGGACATACTGGGTGGGGATTATACCAATACCAACTAATATCTCCATCAAAATAATACCTTGCGACAAATGTAATTCCTTCAAAATAATTTTGACAAATTTGGTTCAAGCAATGCCGATCATTCTCATCATCATTATTAAAATCAAAAAAGAGTTGATAATACTTTTTCTTCCAGCCTGCATTCTTGTAATCAATTGCATGAAAATATTTCTCAAAAAGAGGATTGTATGGGACTCTATCCCATTTCCATCTTTCCTCGCTATAATGATCATCAAAATTTGGTGGATTAGGAGCTTTCTTTTTTTGACACAAATATTTCAAATTTGATTCTTCACTTTTCTCAAGACTTTCAAATATCATCTTAAGAAATCCATTGTTAATTCTTGTCTTTGAATTGATAGTTGATAATAAATAATTTTTGGTTCTACTATAACAATTCGCATAAAGATTAATTACAAAATCAATTCCATTATGCTGGATACTTAATGATGGAATATGATGTAAAAAATCATTTCCTAATAAAAATCCCATAAAAACATAATCATTAATTAGTCTCCCTTTTGTTAAAGTATGAGGTGGAATTTTGTATTTTTCTAACATAATTTGCTTCATCTCTGTGAAGATTATACTTGATAATTGTTCAACATTTACATATAAAAATTCACTGCTTCTTTCTTTAGCAACGTGTGTATTTTCTCTAATCAAATAGACACTATTATCAACCAATGTTAATGCTAACATAATAAGATCAGCGTCCAATCCATAAATACATATCTTTTCTGGTTTTGGAATTTTAGATGCTTTGATAAAATTAAGAACTTTATGTTCTCCTTCTCCTGGGCTATTGGCTCCACTAAAAATAACGGGTACTGCACCAAAATATTTTCTTGAAATAGCACTTTCAATTGCTTCTCCTAAGGAACTCATGAAAGGTGTTCCTGGTGTAATTTGATTAGTATCTAATAATTCTTCTTGAAAAACTCCATATTTCTTTTTGATGTCATTTTCCCATTCTTTAAAAATTGGACTTTTATATCTTCTCAATCTTTGTTGATGCATTTTTGCCATTGGCACAACACCATCAATGCATATTGCAATAGACTTTTTTGGCTTTACAATTTCAATTACTCTCTTAGTATATTTTAATACTTCTTCAATTAATTCTGCTTGCCTTTCTGGTATAGATTTAGGCAGTAATTTTTGATATTCAAGATGTGCATAACAATGATATATTAAGCAATTGAAATCAAAATAAAAATGATCTATGTTAGTTATATCTGCCGATATTATATCAGCATCATACTTACGACATAGCCAACCAAAATACTGTGGGATTCCCATTTTAGTTATATTTGAATCTTTCTTTAAAGCTGTATTTTTTCACTTTTTTTATTAAATTATCTAATAATAAAATAAATTATGAAAAATCTTTTGATTGTATTTGTTTTTTTAGTGGTTATAATAATTTTGATGTTTTCATTAAATTGCAAGAATTTAGAAAATTTCGCAAATGAGGATGAAATACCTAAAATAATTCATCAAACAGCACCAGCAGATAAAAGTAAATGGAAGAAAGAATGGTTTGATTGTCAAGAAACCTGGAAAAAACATTTCCCTGAACCTGAATATAAACACATTATGTGGACAGATGAAGATTTAGATGATTTCATGAAAAATGAATTCCCCGAGGATTATCCCATTTTCAAAAAGTATGACAAAAATATCAAAAGAATAGATATGGCAAGGTGTTATTATTTATACAAATATGGAGGAATTTATGCTGATATGGACTATAAATGTTTTAAGAATTTTCTTGATAAAATGCCAACTGACAAAGTTTCAATTGTTGAGAGTCCATATCCATGGGAAAAAGTTCAAAATGCCCTAATGATTAGTCCAAAAGGTCACAATTTTTGGAAAAAAGTTATTGAAGAATCTAAAAATAGAACTGATAGTAAGAATATATTGTGGTCTACTGGTCCAATTTTAGTTAGTGATATTTATTATTTGAACAAAGAAGATGTAAATTTACTTCCAGTTGATAAATATAATCCAATTAAAGAAGCTCCAACTACTCCAGATATGATTACTAGGCATCTTGGAACGTACAGTTGGGAGAAAGATGCCGAAAAGAAATGATTATAATAATTTCTTAGAAATTGAAAACCAAATATAGCATAAATAGCTGAAATACCAAAACACTATAAATAAATGTATCAGGTTTGGATAGTCTTTCAATAGTCTTTGACAACATTCTTATTTTTTTATTCTTCACTTCAATAGATTCCCTCATTATGATAATGAGTTCATCTTGATTAAATAACTCATTCTCAATATAATTTTTATCCTCTAATAATTTTTCTTCCTTTTTAATAAGCTTTGAAATAATTGAATTTGAAGAATCCTGTTTGTCCCTAAGTAGTGTAATAATCATCTCTAATAACTTAATTCGATCATTATCACTTAAAATCGAATTCTTAATACATAAAAGTAGCTCTCTTTGAGGATTAGATAGGTTATCAAATTCTTCGCTATCAAGATCAATGATATCCATTTTTAATTTGTAGATTTTAACCCAATAAATTTTCAATTTTTTTTATAATTTAAAAAGATTATCATTTTACAATATATAATATGGGAAAAAACAACAAGAAAGACGAAAACCCAGAGGACAAATATAAGACAAAGGAAGAGCGAGAATTTGAGGTAAAAAATCTACTAAAACAATTAGCAGATTTAGGTATCACAATTAGTATTCCAGGAATGAAGGAATTTCTTCTTCACTCCCAAGCATTTATTAAAGAAGGTACTTATTGGCAAGGTAGAATTAGGTTAACTGGGACAAATAGAGTTCTTTGTGGTTTTTTTACGAATAGTAGGAGAGCTGTGTCAGATATTACTCTTAAATTTGAAAAAGATGTTTAACAAAAAGCATCCATCATAGCATCAATATCATCTCCATCTAATAAATCTTGATTTTCTGCGTAATTATTCATTAAATTACACACTTCTTCTTCATCTATAAATTCTTCATATTCATCAAATTTTACAATAACACTTTCAAAATCAGTTAAGATATCCTCGGGAAAAATATTCAAAAAACTGGCAGCCTTATCGATATATTTATTCGCAAATGGATATTGGTAATCTTTGCTTAAAAGATATCCAAATAAAAGCTGGTACACTAATTCCATTTCTTTTCTTGATACAAAATCCTTGTAGTCTTCGTATATAGTATCTTTTTCTTTCTCTAGTCTTAATTTGTATAAATCCTTCTTTTTTTGTTTCAATGTTTTTTGTAAGTCATCAATTTCTTTTTCCAATATTTTAATGTCGTTCATTTTTTTAATTGTAATTAAAATATTTTTAAATCATTTAACATTTCAAACGCCGATTTTTATATAATATAACTTATATAAAAATAATTTATGATATTACCTTAATGAATAACGAAGAGCTTCTAAGGGAGAATATAAAATTAAAAGAAGAAAATGAAAAATTAAAAAAACAATTAGAAAATTATAATAATTCACGAAAATCTTATTATGAAAAAAATAAAGATTATGTTAAGGAAAAAGCAAAAGAAGGATTAAAAAAATTAACAGAAGAAAACCCTGATAAACTTAAAGAGTATAGAA